TACAATAATATTCTTCCTCGTTTTTTCTCGTTTTTTTGTCAGTCAAATTGTCAGTCATTCTTCCTAAAATATACTGACATAAAAAAACGAGTGAAAAGAACGAAATAAAATTAATTAAAAAGTTCAATAACAAAATATTTTATATAATTTTTATATTTACAGCATATACGAGTAAACCGTAAATTTCAGAAAACTCGAAAAAAATTCTTTTCTCTATTTTTCAGAATTGGACATTTATTTTTGTCCAAAAAAAAAAAAAGTAACCGACTTATTTTTTTCTGTTATTTCATCTTTAACATATTTACATTTTTTCTTGTGTCTCCATAATCCTGTTCTATCTTTATACTGTTTCCCACATACACAGCTAAAATAGGAAGGGGTTTTTTGCTGTTGCTGGTCTGTTGCTTCTTGTTGCCGTTTATGTTTTGCAGTCAAAATATGCCTACTATAATCTTTTTTATTACTGCATACAAAGTTACATAACTCACAACAATATTTTATACTGGGTTTTTTTGGGGTTTTTTTGGTTGACATTACCCCTAAATACTATACATTTTAGCAACATAATTTACTCAGAAAATATACGAAATTAAAAATAATAAAAAAAGTTCAGTAACAAAATATTTTATATAATTTTTATATTTACAGCATATACGAGTAAAACGTAAATTTCAGAAACTCGAAAAAAATTCTTTTCTCTATTTTTCAGAATCGGACATTTTAAAAATGTCCAAAAAAAAAAATCTGACCGACTTATTTTTTTTTTTAAAATACAATATTTATCGAAAATACTTAAAGAAATTAATAATTGGGTATTTAAAGAAAAAACTGAAATAAAATTATTTTGAGATTGTATATAATGTATGAAAATATGCCGGAACCAAGACAAAATGCGTTTTTATGTAAAAAACATATTATACATAAAAATGAAAAATTATTATCACCGTGTCGTGGAAAAAAATGTAAGCAATGTAAGAAACAGAAAGTAGGAGGATTTACAAATCCGCGTCATGTATGTAATCCATTTGGGTACTTATATTTATTTCCATTAATATGTGAAAATTGTGCAATAAAATATGAATTATGTGCTTGGTGTAGATGATTTAAAGAGAATTTAGAATATCAGAATGAATATTATTCATATGTAATATTTCAGAATCCCAACAGGAATTGCAGTTACTAATACTTAAAATCCATTCAGGAATAATATTATGTATGAGTAGATTAAATATTTTATGTGATCGTTCTTTATGAAAATCAGAAGTATTAATAATAACTTTATTATAGGGTATATTTTGAATCCATTTATTGAAATTAATAAAATTTTGAGCAGTATTAGTAGCATTTCTATCAATATATATAGGTAAATGGGGGTATTTAATATGAATTTGATTAAACATAATATCAGCTTCAGTGAGAGTATTAATATTAGGGTATTTTTTACCACCAGATAAATATAATATAATAGGAAGATTAGTATTATCAATATATTGATATAGTGTGTTTAATCGTTGATTTTGTATATTAGTATTAGAACAACCTAATACTAATATAATTTGAGGATTAATAAAATATGAAAGGATAAATGATAAAATAGATAACATTATGATAGTGATTGTTATAAAAAAAGATAGAAAAAAGATTTCAATTTTATGTAAAAAACTAATTAAATTTGTATTTTTTAGTAGTAAAGAAATGAATATTAGAATGGTCAATATTTTGTCCAAAAGTAGAGATCATATGGAGAATATTAGAAGAAATAGTTAAAGGGTGATTACATGTAAGATTGGGTAAAAAGCGGATAGAATCATCAATAAATTTGAAAATATTAGAACCAATATCACTAGTAAGAGAATGAGAATCAAAAGATTCAAAGGAATGAATACTATTATAATCGTTATCATGATTATTATCAGTATTAATATAAGTATCATCATCAGAATCAGTTTCATCGTCACTATCTATAACAGTACGTTTATAAGGTAGGTCAATAGAATCGTCACTATCACTAAATAAAGGGGATGGAGGAGAAGGAAGAGGTTTAGTTTTATTAGCAGTAGAAATGGCGTTACCCATATTTATTAAATTATATATAGAATTACTTTTATATTGTTTAATCATAATAATCGTCAACTAATTGTTTAATATGTGCGATACGAGGATTTTTTTCATAAATGACTTTAATAGGAACCCATTTCTTAAACTTAAAATTAAAGAAACATTCAATATTCATAACCTTTTTAAGGTCAATATTTTTATCAATATTAATATTTTGAAAATCATCTTCATCATCACTTTCTTCAATATAATCAAGTGATCTGTTTTCTTTAACATTACGAAATAATTTATTCATAAATATACTAGATTTATAGGAAGGAATGAAAGCAATGTTATAAAAAACGAGTTCTTTATTTTTACCATATGCATATAAATGATAAATATCATTTTGAATATCAGGAGAAATTTTGAAAACAGCATTACGTCTATATAAAGGTCGTTGAAAGTCCATATTGTATTTAACAATTTTACTAGTATGAATGACATTTTGAGTTTTAGTGATAAGATTGAGTTTTTTAGTAAGAAATACATTAAAATAAGGAATAGTTTTAGTAAGGGATCTATATTGAATATGATGAATAGGATAAGGAATAATAGAATTGATATGTTGAGGAATGGATGTAGTATTATTTTCATCAAAAGAAATATCCCAAATAACAGGCAATGAGAAAATAGAAGAACCATTATTTAAAATAGTGGTTTGTAAAGAGGAAACAAGGTCATTAATAAGTGTAATTCTAAAGAAAAGATTGTAATATTTGAGTTCAATACCCATATAATAGAAAGCATCTTCAATAATATAATAATTAATAGGATTGTCATCTTCATTGAAAATAGAGCCATAAATAAGAGTACCGTGAGTGAAATCAATAAAAGAATGTTCAAACATAGTACATTTACAAGGTTTTTTATCTTTATTAAGTTCAAAAATATAACAAACATCTTTATCTTTAAAAAAAGTGAACCATGCAATAAATTTTTTACCGTGAGGAATAGCTAAACAAATGTTATAATTGTTGGAAACTTTCTTATGAGAAATAGTTTCATAGGAAAGTTCAAAATCAGGAATACTATTAAATAATTTGTTGTACAAATAAGGTTTCAACTCCATAGTGTAATATATAAAAAAATCTTTAAATGGTTTATCGATCAACTAAAAGAGTATATATGAAATGGATAAGAATGATGGAGAAGAAAATAGGAATAAATGAATGAAATGATAAAAGATTATTGTAAAAAGAATTAATAATGTAAATAAATAAAAATGTAGGAATAGAAAATTTAATAATGGTAGTAAAAATAACAAGAATAAGAGAAAATAAGGAGTGGGGTCTAGTATTAGAAAATAAAAAATAAATATGATGAACAGAGAGACTACTACATGTAAAATAAGTGAAAATATATAGCAATAAAATAGGATATGTAAATAAATAAGAGTAAGGATTAAGACGATAGCTTTTATTAGTAAAACTAAGACTGAATTCATCAGAATGGGCATTATGGAACCACCAAGGAGGAATAGCAATAGAATCACCTGGATGTAAAACAACTTTATATAAATTGAGTTTAGTATGGTCAGCGATAGTAATATTAAAATCATCAATATAATGGTGGTCAAAAAATTTACCATCACCAGTAAAAGGGTCAAAATAAATAGAACCAACATGATTATTATCATTTAAATTAAAAAAATAAAGAGTTTTAGTACCAATAATTTGATTAAGTAAATAATCATTACTAAGATGGATGTGTGTAGTACTACCAGAATGTTTAAATCCACAAAAAATAGCAGTATCGAAAATATTAGTTTTATTATTAGGATTAAGACAATATTTATTCAAATGAGGGTCAATATCATCAATAGAAACTTCACCAATATAATGTCTATTATGGTTAGCCTTATTAATAAAATGGTCCCATGTGAATTGTGTAGTTTTGGATTTAGTTTGATGAGAAAAAAAATGTGTAAAACTATCATAATCTTCAAAATTAATTAAATTATTACCAAAAAAATTATGAAGGTTATTTTTGTTCCATAATTTATAAGCATCAGTATTTTTACAAAATCCGCGATATATAATAGGTTGATTGAAATCAGAATCAATAATAGTATTATTATCAGCAAAAACTTCTTTAAAATATTTATATGATGCAGTATTATGATTATTTTTTATAATATTATCAATAATATCAGAGACAGTATTTTCAGGAAGATCATCAATATTAATATCAAAATGGGAGGTCATTATAAAATATAAAGATTTATTTATATATATTAAAAATACTAATAATATAATTATAGTAATAATAACAATAAAAAATAATAAAACAAAAAACTAAGACGAAGAGAATATTAATACCATAGTATTGACAGAAATTTTCTAAATATTTGACGGTGTATAAAAGGAGAAGATATAAATCATTGTATAAATAAGAATGGTCATTGCGTGTATAAATTTTAGTAATAGAACAATTAACATTATTACCACGAACAGCGTGTAACCACCATGGAGGAATAAAAAGAGTATCACCTGGATTAAGAGAAACTTTATATAAATCATTATACAAAGAATGGTCTTGTTCAAAGAAATTTTCAGAAATAAAATTATTACCACCAGAGAAAGGACTTTGCATAGAAAATAAATGATGATTTTTAGTATTGTAATAATCAAAAATATAAATATCTTTTGTACCGAAAACTTGGTTAAGGACGAAATCGTCTTCAACGTGCATATGACAGCCACTAGTAGTATTATTACCAAAATAAATAGTTTCACCGACAGGGAAAGTAGAATTAGAAATATCAGTAAATTCATTAATATTTATAATATCAGGCATAATGTGAGCATTAAGAAAAGCTTCATCCTCATACATTTTTTCTTTTAAATCAATTTCAGCAAGATAGTAATAAGGAGGTTTAAGATTAATATCAGTCATATAGTCAAGATATTGTTTAACAGTAAGATTAAGGTCCTTAGAACAATCTTTTATTCCATTATAATAATCATATTTATCGTTATATACTTCAATATTAAATTTAAAATCACCGAAAATATCTCCAATATTATCTTTATTCCAAATGTTAACAGCATTAGAATTATAATAATTTCTAATAATAAAAGGTTCAGTAAGATTTTCCATTTTTTTAATAACAATTTGTTGGTCAATATCTTTATTCCATGTATATTCTTTGAGTTGTTTATAATTAACATTAGCGTTTTTAATATGTTTATTTTTAAAATAATTATCTAAATCCATAATATTAAGTAATATAATAAATATTATGATTATCGTTAAATAATAAATTTATTAGTTATCATCATCATTATCATTATTAAGAGTATTTTTAAGATCATTTTCCATTTTAATTTTAACACTATCAGTAATAGATTCATCATCATCAAGAGTATTAGCTTGTTCAATAAGGTCATTATCTTCATCAAAAGAAACTTTTTTACTAAAGAATTTATTTTTAATGAAGATATAAGAGTAATGTAAAAATAACATAAATAATGATAAAAATAAAACCTTTAAACTAAATGGTAAATTGGTAAAATATGAGAAAATACTAAAAGAAGGAGTGGGTAATTGGGTAATAGTAACAGCAGGAGGTTGTTGTGGTGAAAGATTAAGAGCTGGAGAAGATTCCATATACATTTATAATGTTAAATAAAAACGGGGATTTAAACTACTAAATAAATTATAAAATTGATTTAAAAATATCATCAGTATATGATTAAATATAAAATGACAGTAAGTATTTTGATAATAGATAAAAAAGGAGAAGTAAAAAGTTTGGGATGGAAAAATTATGATGAAGAAAAAATATATACAAAAGCAGGATTTAAAAATAGTGAAAATTTTGAATTACGAACAACATATAAATGTAAAATAGAAAAAGAAGAATATAATATAGATGTATATGGGAAAACAGTAGGTCGTGCAAATACAGAAAATAAGTATGAATTTCCACCACCGATAGATAATTTATTGATGTTTGGTAGCTGTGTATTAATATCAAGAGATGAAAATAGAAATGCAAAAGATATATCAGTAGGGGAATGGGATAAAATTTATGATAAATTATATGGAGGATTTGAAGATATAGGAGAAGAAGATTCAGTGGAGGAGGAGGAAGAAGAAGAAGATATTCCAAAAACTAAATCAGGATATGCAAAAGATGGATTTGTAGTAGAAGATGATGACGATTATTTGGAATGTAGTAGTGAATTAAGTGAGGAGGAATATATCTAATAAGTTTAAAAATAAAAAAATATATAAATGAATTTTATATATTATTTAATGGGTTTTACAGATAAAATTGATGTAGCAAAGGATATAATAAATAATATTTTTTTAGCAAAATATGAGGAAGTAAAAAAAAAAGATAAGACTTGGTATGAAAACTTAAATAGATTTCTTGTAATAGAATGGGATCGTCTTCAAGAAAAGGAAGATAAAGATTCACAATTTACAGGAATAGAAGAGGATATGATAACAAGAGAAGCATTCGATATATTATTAGATAAATTAAATGTAAATGATGATGAATTTGAAGAACATGAACAAGAAGTAGATTGGATGAAATTTGATGATATAATAGGACACTATGTATGTTATGTATAGGTTTTACGTGTTTTACGTTTTCTTGTTTTACGTTTTCGTGTTTTTCTTTTACCACCAAAATGATTTAATTTACGTTTAGAATTTTTTAATTTAATATTATGACTTGTTATACCCATTGGTAGTGTAGAAGAATGGAAATCAGTAGCAGTAATACTTGATGGAGAAATAGTATTTAATCGTTTATTATCTTTCCATTGTTTAAAGAATTTATCTTTATTTTTAGTTTTATATTTATTTAAAAAACGTAACACTTTATTACCGGTAGAGTGCGTATCATATGTTCGTGAAAAAGGATTAGATTTATCTAAAAGGGATTTATATTTATTAATATAATTAGCTTCACATAAAATGGTATTGGTATCGGTATGGACATTGGTATTTTGTTCATCATTATAAGGGTCGTTACAATCACCTTTATGGATATATCCATAACTATATAATTGACCATCGTGGTCATCAATGTATGGATCAGCATAATATATTCTATCCATAGTTTGTTTAGATAAAGGGAATTTATATAAAAAAAAATTATCTTTGTTTTTCCAATGATATTCATCTTTATCTTCAGTATCACCGAAGATATCTATAAAATCCTGTTTAGTAGGATTGGTAATTAAATATTTTTTTTCTGGTGGTTCGCCACCATTTTTTTTACATTTACGTTTTTTAGTTTTTGGCATGTATAATATAAAAGTAGATTTTATTTTAGTTTTTTCTTTATGCGAAGATGATTAGTATGACCACATTTTTTTTTGCGACAATTTTTTGCTTTAGGAGGTAATCTAGCATAACATTTACGACATATCATTTTATCACAAGTAGTAGACTTGGCTAAAGCAGCAAGAGTAGGGTCATATACCATATAATATAATTTATAATAAAATTTTATATTATATTTTAATGTTTCATATTTTTACCACAGTCTAGACAAGTAACGAAGATAGTAGCAGGTTCATCAGCACTTCTAGTTTGTAATTCATAATAAGTACAACGTTTGGATTTGCATTTTTTACAAGTGAACATATCAGTAGAAGCTTGAAGATTATTAGTATATTTAGTATCATCGCGTTTCATTTTCATTTCAATTAAAGATTTCCAACGATTAGGATTCATTTCTTGATGTGTCATAAAAGCAAGATATTGAGGAGTAATTTCATTAGAATTAATTTGGTCTAAAAGAAGAGGATTTTTGAGATTAGTATAAATACTTCTAAGTCTATCAAGATAAATTCTTTGAAATTTCTTGTTTTCCCATTTTTTAAGTATTTTTTTACGTTTGGCTTCTTTCAAGGAGTAGTTAAAAACACCAATTTCAAGATTAATAGCATTATTTTTATCAGTAATATTAGAAAACATTTTATCAACAATGTTAGATCTAAATAATTTACCCTTATCTTTAAATAGTTCTTCAGTCATGATTATATATTTATGTTAAAAAAATGTATTTAAATTATTTCAATTTTATATCTTATAAAATTGAAAAATGGAAAGGAATAGAAATAAAGTAAAAATGAATAGATCAAGAAGAATACAGCCGGAAGAAATAATAAATCCGGTGGAAGAAGAGTGGTATCTTGAAAAAAGAACGAGATGTGAATGTTGTAATTATAATCAAGGGAATATAACAAAATGTATATATTGTGATATGGCGGTATGTCCTGGTTGTTTATCGGATGGTATGTTTTGTGTAAGATGTTTGAATAATAATAATTCAATAGAAGCTTGTAATGATTGGGTAGAAACGAGAAGTAAGCGTGTAAGATGGTTTAAAATAGATATAAATACAGGGGATATAATACCAGTAAAAAAGAAATGGTGGATGATGTGTTTTTATTAATTCTTTAATCTTAAGAAATTAGAGATAAAATTTTTATTATTTTCTTCATTTTGAAGAGTTTGCATATAAGCTTTATGTTGTTGTTCTTGTATATATTTGCTACGAGAACGTTCTTGTTGGTCAATAATATGTTGTGCTTGTTTTTTTTCAATAGGATTAAGAGATTGATTATTTCTAGCATGTTTATATTCATCCATTGAACCATATTGTTTGACTTTATTTAAATCGCGTTCATCAACGGCGAAAACAGTTTCGTCTTTATGAACTTTACGAAGGTCATCAAATTTAAGTTTACTAAAAGGGTCACTAGTAACATAAGAATTATCATTATCATCATATAGATTAGTACCTCTAGTGGAATTCATAATTTGAACATCTTTATGTAAGACAATAGCATTGTTTTTTTGTTTAAATTGAGAGAAAACATTATTAATATTATTAGCATTAACGTTATCAACATTATTATTAAATACAGGATTTTCATCTTTAAACCAATTATTTTTTTCAGTATCAATCTTAGGAACACTAGCATTTTTTTCAAATAATCGGTTGAATTTATTATTAAAATCCTTCTTTTCTATTTTATTAATGTGTTGTTGTATACCTTTATTATCATCTGGGTCAAAATATTCTTTATAATCGGTATCAGTATTATCAATATCAACATTTTGTTTTAGATTATTTTCATAATAATTGAAAAGAACATCAAAAGCTTTTTTAAAAAATAAAAAATATTTGGAATCAAGTTTAGATTTATCAGGGTGACTCATAAGAACTTGTTTTTTAGCATTTTTAACATCTTGAACAGTAGGTTCATCATTATTAATATTAAATAATCCAAGAATTTCTTTAAAACTATACATATTTATATCTAAATTATGATTTTTCATTATATTATATAAAATAAAACTCAAAAAAAATTAATATTTAAACTAAATGTTTGTTAGTAATATAAACAGCAGATAATAAAAGGAAAATAACAAAGATTTGATATAATACTTTATCAGGGACGAGTTTTTGTGTGTGGATAAAACTACCATAATAAGTTCCAATAAAATTACCGATAACAAGAATAAAAGATATAATTAATAATTCATAAGTGATATCATTATTTTTCCAGAAGTTGTATATGGCGGGTATAGTTTGTGGGAGTACTTGTAAAATAAGAGCGATAACAACAGCTTTTTTCAAATTAAGGCCTAATATAATAAGAGAAGGAACAGTAATTAAACCGTCAACACCGATAGTAGACATAAAAAATCCAGTTAATGTACCAACAAATAAATATGAAATAATATGTAATAAATCCATTATATATTATTGAATAGAAAAAGTTAGGCAACAACATCAGTCCAATCACTAAAGGACCAGTTATCTAATTCTTCAGTACCGAGAACAATAGAATTACGTCTAAGTTCAAGTTGTTCGCGATTAGAAGCTTGAGTACGGGCTTTTTTATCTTTAGCAATTTGAACTTCAAGATCATCTTCTTTTCTTTCCCAATTATAGACATTTTCTCTGTTCTTAAGATTTAATCTTTTATTTTCAATATGGTAATAATTACGTGATTTAGTATCCATAATATCTTCATATTCAGAGGTGAGTTCTTTTTTAGTAGCAACAATATTATTATAGTTTTCAATAACAAGACGTTCATCTTTTTTCCATTGTTGATATTTTAAATCAGCATCAGCATTAATCCAACCATTTCTGTAAGACCATGGACCTAATTTATCCATGTTAAAATCAATTTCATTTAATAATAGAGAATATTTTTCACGTAATAATTGAATTCTTTCTTTTAATTCGTCTAAACCATAATATTTAGAAATAGATAGAACAAGAGAAATATAAGTAGCAATAGTAATAGAAATAATAGAGTTAGCAATATCACCGAAACCGAATTGTGTTTTAGTAGCTTGTACAAAACCGGAAACAGTAGAAGTGAAAATAACAGAAGTTTGTATTCTGTTAATAATATTAACTAAATCGTTATATTTAAGGTCAAGTAATCTTTTACATTCTTTGGATTCAGCAAGAATATGAAGATTATTTCTTTTAGAAGCAAAGAATTCATATTTAAATTTATTGAAATCGCCAGTAGAAGGAGGTAGAGAATCTGGTTCAGAATAAGTAATAGTAGGACTGCGTGAAGGAGGAGGGCTCGTAGGAGGAAGACTCGTAGGAGGGGATTGAATAGAAGAAAAAACATTTTGAAGATTAGAAGGAGGAATAACTGTAAATTCATTTTGTGAAATAATATTACCACTATTATCTTGAGTTAAAATGTCACTTTCATTAATAGGATTATTGCTAATATCGGTACTCATAATATAATATAAATAAATAAATAAAATAAATAAATATAATAAACAAATAATATTATAAATAATATATAATGTCTGGAAGAGAAATTATAACAGAATTAGAGAATAGAACAGAATTGTTAAAATTAATAACAGAAAGTAATGATATGGTAGTTCTAAAATTTGGAGCGGAATGGTGTAAGCCATGTAAAAAAATAGAAGGATTAGTAAATCAATGGTATAGTATATTACCAGCAAATATAAAATGTGGAATATTAGATGTAGATGAATGCTTTGATATATATGCATTTTATAAAAGTAAAAAAATAATACCAACAATACCAGCAATATTAAGATTTAATCCAGAAAATAAATCAATAATGCCGGATTTATGTGTATTATCATCAAATCCAGAAGATTTAAACTATTTTTTTAATGAAATAGTTAAAGACGCCTAGTTTTACGTTTTTTAGTTTTTTTATGTTTGATGGTTTTTTTATAACCACCGGTGGTAGGGCTGTCAGTAGGTGTTTTAGGTGCTGGTGTGGGTGATTCTGGAGAGGTAATTTTTTCAAGAAAAGTAGTTTCTTTTTCGTGATTAATATATCTAAAAGCAAATAATAATGTAATAGAAGGGATAAGAATATATGAAATAATAGGAATAGTAGTATTGGATTTGTCATTGAAAAAAAAATCTTTATAGTTATTAGTACTATCAAATATAGCAGTCATTATATTATAATATATATAATATAATGTTAAAAAAAATCAAAATTCCAATCATCTAATAGTGTGGAATCGCAATTATTGTGAAAAATAATATCGTTATAAAAATCAATAATATCTAATTTTTGAATAGTAGATATATTAGTATTACAAAGGGTATCTAATATATTTTTTTTAATTTGTAGTAATTTAATATCATAATGTGTTAGATTATTAGTATCTTTATAGGGGGCACAAATACCATCATTACACGTATAATCTATTATATTATCGGGGTCAAGTCTATGAGGATCATTCTTATTATCAATAAGAATATTAATAGGTTTGTCCAGTTTTAAAGAATAAAAAGAATGAATGAAATAAAAAAGAATTACTAAATGTAGTTTCATATAATGTTTATAATAAATTTATTTATATTATTTAATGATAATAGTTTCACCTGTAGGTTCAGGTTCATTGCGTTGTCGTCTAAGTTCAATTTGTTGATTGTACCATTTTTCTTTACGTTCAGTATTCATAGAAATTTTAAAATGTCTTTCAAAACTTTCAGGATTCATAAAATAAAGGAATTGTGGTTCTCTGTTATCACCGATTTTTTGACCGGGTTTGCATGCATCACCGATAACATATGCTGTTTTATAAAATTGGTCTTCGTGTGCGGCTTTACCTACATAATAACCGGAATAATATTGTCCAGTAATAGCATCTCTAATAGTAGCACCAGGATTAGAACTAGTTTCATAAAAATAAACAGGCATTTGTTTAACCTTAACAATAGTTTTTTGTCTAGGTTTTCCGTCTTTGTCTTTATAGCGAACACGTTGTTTAACTTTTTGTGGTAAAACAACTTTATAACAATCAGGGTGACGTTTTGTTTTAATTTTTTTAATTTGTGTAGAATAAAAATTTTTATTAGGTGAAAAACCACCACTATTAATAGAGTGTTCATCGTCACCATTAGCATTAGATGATACAACAGTAGAAACAGTAGAATCATCATTATCTAGATGGTGTTGTTCATCATTCCAATTAGGGTCACTTAGGTCCATAGTAAAAAGAGTACTTGTTTAGCTTATTTAAACTATATAGTAATATTGATTTATGTGTTTATATTGTTTATATTTATATAATAATATATTATATAATGACAAATCACTATGACCCTGAAACAACAGCATTAATAAGACCAGATAATAAAATATATTATGTAGGAGCAGATGAATTATCAAAAGATATAGGAGATATATTGAACGAAAATACGTTAGAACATAAATTTAAGTGTAGTATAATGATTCTAAGGTATAATTGTAAATTATTAGAACCATTTTTACAATTTTTATTATTATTAGACGGAGAAACGTATAGAAGTCTGAATATAGAAATAACAAATAAAATATTTGATGTAGCAAGAGTAAACCATTCAGTTGAAAATGACGATTTTGATTATGATGAATATTTTGAATCATTAATAATGAAAAAATTAGAAGAAAAATTAAATATTAATGATGCGATGTATAATAAAAATATGGAGTATATGGGATTTTATAAACAAGATAATGAACTATTTGTATTTTTATTGAGTGATTATGAAATGGAATTAAATTTAGAAATAGATACAAATTGGACTACAATAGATGAGATTGTATGTCATAAAAAAGTAGATAAGAATTATATTCAAGATACATTATTAACCTTATTTAAAAAAAATAAAAAATTTATGTATATCAAAAATGACGAGGATGAATATATAGATATACCAATAGTTTGTTATAATATAGAATTAAAAGAGGCATACGATAATGGATATTCAATAGAATATAAATATATTCAAGAGAAAAAAGTAGAAGCAGTATCATCATATCATAAAGTATATGGGGATAGATATGTATTTGTATCTAATGGAAAAAAAGATTCAGTAAAATTTGTATTATTTTTAGGTCAATGTTTTTATGTATTTAATGAAACCGATGTAGTATTATTACCACCTGAAAACTATAATAAGAATTATGATGATAAAGATACATTATTTGTAAGTGATCTAGATAATAATAGTTATTATTTAGTAAATAATATAACTAATTTTATGAAATTATAATAAAGATAATATAATTATAGTAATTATATTATGATAAAACATGATGAACAACAATATTTGGATATGATAAAAGATATATTAGAGAATGGAGAGAAAGAAACAGGTAGAAATGGGAATACAATCGTTATATTTGGGACAAATATGAGATATAATTTGAGAGAATCTACATTACCATTATTAACGACAAAAAAATTGGCATGGAAATCTTGTTTAAAAGAATTATTATGGTTTATATCAGGTAAAACTGATAATAAAATATTGAAAGAACAAAAAGTAAAGATATGGAATTTAAATGGTTCAAGAGAATTTTTAGATTCTAGAAATTTAAATTATAGAGAGGATGATTTGGGACCTGTATATGGTCATCAATGGCGTCATTTTAATGCTGAATATGATAATTGTGATAAAAGTTATCAAGGGGAAGGAGTAGATCAGCTTAGTAATGTAATTAAGATGTTGAAAGATCCAGTTGAGAGATTCTCTCGTAGAATACTTTTAAGTGCATGGAATCCTTGTCAGTTAGATGAGATGGCATTACCACCATGTCATATTATGATGCAATTTCATGTAAATCAAAATTCTGAATTATCTTGTGTATTATATCAAAGATCTGGAGATTTTGGATTAGGTGTTCCCTTCAATATTGCATCATATTCGTTTTTAACACATTTATTAGCACATCATTGTGATTTAAAAGTAAAAGAATTTATTCATTTTATAGGAAATACACATATTTATGAAGACCATATTCAACCACTAAAAGAACAAATGATAAGAGAACCTAAACCATTTCCAAAAATAATAATTAAAAATAAATATGATAGTATAGATGAATATAAATTTGAAGATTTTGAAATAAAAGATTATCTCCATCATGAAGCAGTTAAAATGAACATGTCTGCATAAGATATTATCGTAAATATAAAAATATAATTATATTTTTATAATTATATGGCTGAAAGTGAATGTATCAAAATAATTAATAATATTATAATAAATATAGAAATAGAAATATCAAAACAAAATGTAAGTAAATTAATTGAAAATAGAGTGAATATCTTGAGAGAACTAGAAGAAATAGAATCTAGTATAGAAGAAGAGAATAGAAATATAATAACATTGTGTAATTTTAGTGAAGATGGTCATCAAATTATATTAGAAAGAGATGATGGACCATATGGTAAGTTATGGAGAATATGCACTAGATGTGGTTATGAGTATTGATTATTGTGATATTCTCTAAATTTTTATTTAAACATTATTGTCGCCGTGAAGATGTATTTGGTCATCATATTCTTCTATAAATTTGTCTAGACTAGCGGGTGAAACTTTATTAGGATTTTCATTAGTAAAATAATCATCAATTTCATCTTTAGTAGGAGGTCTTTCATATATTCTCTTGAAACCTGTAACATAGTCATCAATATGTTTTTTCTCAATACGATATGTTTCCATAGCAACAGAAACTTGTTCTTGCATAGAATGTCTTCTTTTTTTCTTAAGTTCTTCAGCAAGTCTAGCTTGTTCTTCCTGTTGTTTTTGTTCTTGTTCTTTAACTTTAAGAGATTCTTCTTTTCTCTTTAATTCTTGTTGGAATTGATTGAGAGTTTTAAGAATAGCATTGTTACCATTATTGTTATCATCATCATTATCAGTAGGTTCAAGAGTTTCAAGTTCAAACCATTTATGACGGGTATCAGCAACAGTAGTAATTTCGTCACAAATATCGGGTTTTCTAATTCTCTTAAACATATCGTTTTTAGGAGAACCTTCTCTACCCCTAAATGTATTAATAAAAAGTTTAATAATATCATCATCAAGGGGAGGGGCAGTTTCCATTAAACGGTCATATTCTTGTCTGCAGTGTTTAATAAAACTTCTGCAATCAGATCTCTCAGTAGGGTGTTTAGCAAGTTCAATTTTAATATTTCTTTGATATTTATCCCAAGCAATAGAAGCGACACGATGAGCTTCATTAAGTTCAGATATTTTAAGATATTGTTGAATAGTAGTTAAAATACCAATAAAGATATTAATACTACCAATAGCAATAGGAGCGCTACTTTGCATAGAGAGAGGTAATTTTTCTTGTGCGAAAGAAGCAGTACCACTAATAGTAGATAATATAATAGCAGGAATAGTATACCATGCGTGTTTACTAGAGTATTTACCGTGTGATTTAGAATGTAACCATTTGTAACATTGTGCAGTATCGCACCAATTAACTAATATATCTTCATTTTCAATAGACCATGTGATTTTAATTTTAGGATTATCAATATTATTTTTAGCTTTACTGGCTTGATTTTGAGATTCTTCACCAGTTTGTACGCTAGATTCTTCTTCAGACATATAATATATTATTATAAAATTATTCTATGCAACAACATTATTTTTATCTTCTTTTATTTTTTCTTCTTCCTTTTCTTCTTCCTTTTCTTCTTCTTTTTCTTTTATTTTTCCCTTTTCCTTTATTTTTTTGTTTCCCTTTTCTTCTTTTTTTTTTTCTAGAGAAGTCTCATTTTGATGAAGAATATCATTCATAGAAAGATCTGTAGTTTTTCTAAATGGGCTATCAGGAGTATCTTGATCAAGAAGTAAGACATCTTCATCTAAATCATTTATTGTTAAATATTTATCAGAATTAATATTATCATTAAGGTTAGTTTTATATATTTCAAAATCAGAAATAAGTTTTTCGAATTTAGCAATATGAGATTGATCAAAAAAAGCGATAAAATTTTTATAGAGAGTGATTTTTTCTAATAAATTATTGTTTTCATAATTAAGTGTATTTAAAAAATTAGAAATAGAAGGACCGACCTGATTTTTCTTATTATATTCAGAAATATATTTTGAAGTATTAGTATATTTAATACATAATTTACTTAGAATATCAATAATATCATTATTAAGTTTTTCAATATCATCGAGAGAATACTGTAGAAGAGGGTCTAAATCTTTATAATTTTCATATTTATGTATAGTATAATCATCCTTATTTAACAGATGATAAGTAGATAAATCATCAAGAATAAGTTGATATAATTTATAATAATCACAGTAAAGTCTATTAGAATATAATAGTCTAAAATTGTTTAAATTATCAAATTCATGTTTAAATATTTTACATTGAAAAAAAAATGAATCAAGACAAAATAATAAATCCTTTCTTTTATTTTGTTCAACTAATGATTTGTATGTATTAAATAATTTATCAATAATAGGTTTATTATCATCAATATGAGAAATAGTTTTATTATATAAATGAATAACTTTATTAAAATTTAAATTAAGTTTTTCTAACTGAAATGCGACATAAACATTTTCACTAGTAAGAGTATTATCAGTAACAATATTCTTCATTATATTCATATAAAATAAGTTAAGATATTTATTTAATGTGTATTTAATAGTTTAAAAAAATATTATAAATATTTATATTTAATAATGAATGAAGAATCATTAAATAGCTTCCAAGAGATAATTAGCGATTTTATAGGAGATTTGGAAAATACATTTCCAGAATATAAATCACATTGGGATATAGTAAGAAAATCATCTACACAACAAATGGTAGATTATTGTAAAATGATATATCCAGAAAGATTTTTTGATATTTTATATCAAAATGAAGAAATATTTAAACCAGAAGAAAGTGTAAATACTTATTTTTTACCAAGTATAGATTTTAAATTAATATTTAATGATGAAACAGTATCAGAAACATCAAAGAAAACAGTATGGAAATATTTACAATTGATAATGTTTAGTATAGTAAATGATATAAAAGATAAAAAGGATTTTGGAGATTGTATGAATATATTTAATGGAATAAATGAAGGGGATTTAGAAGAACAACTGAAATCAACAATGGAAAATATAGGTGATTTTTTCAAAGAATCAAATAAAACACAAGAAGGAGATGAAGAATATCCATTTTCAGATAGTATGCCGAATATGCCTGATCTTGAATCAATGAAAGGACATTTACATGGATTATTTAATGGAAAAATAGGATCATTAGCAAAAGAAATGGCTGAAGAAATAACAGAGGATTTTGTAGAATTTCTAGGAAATGATGTAGATCCAAATAATTTAGATCAAAAAGATGTAATGAAAAAATTAATGAAGAATCCTAAGAAAATAATGGAATTAATGAAAAAAGTAACAAGTAAATTAGATGAAAAAATAAAAAGTGGAAACATTTCAAAAGATGAAATGATGAAAGAGGCAACAGAGTTAATGGGAAAAATGAAAGAAATGGGCGGTGGAGGCCAATTTAACGATTTAATGAAAAATTTGACAAAAGGAATGGGTTTAGGAAAAGGAGCCAAATTTAATAAAGGAGCATTTGATGCTATGCAAAAAGAATACGAAAATAAAGAAAGATTAAAAGAAAAAATAAAACAAAGAAAGAAAGCAACATTAGAAAAGAAAAATGAAAAAGAAAGTGTATTTAAAATAGTAGATGAAGAACAAGAAAAATCAAGAATAGCTGTGTTAGATGAATTAATAGCAGAAGAAGAAAAGGAAAAATTATTAAAACCTAAAACTACAAGTAAATCTAAAAAGAAAAAGAAAAAAACTAAAAACTAAAAACTAAAAATTAAAATACTATTTTATTATATATGAAGAGTATTCTTAAATTTTTTAACATAAAGTTTTTAATATTAGGTATAGTATTTGGTTTTATAGCCTTACATTTTTCTGATTCAGAAAAACGAACAGTTCATGTATATCCAACTTTAGAAAATTCTGGAGTAATTCAATATAAAGATGGTGCAGGAAATTGTTTTTCTTTTGAAAATATAATGGTAGAATGTCCAACAGATGAATCACAAATACATTCAATTCCTGTTCAATAAGATTTTCTATATTTAATATATAATGAATTTTAATAGATTATTAAATACTGATGTAGGAAGAGCCTTTGTATCATTTATATTAGGTATAGGAATAGCTACATTATTTAGACAAGTATGTAAAGATGGGGATTGTATTACATTTGATGGACCTATATTATCCGAAATAGATGAAGAGAAGATATTTAAACATAATGACCAATGTTATAAATATAAAAGAAGATCACATACTTGTATGGATAACAGAAAAACTATTCCAATTAATTCAAAAGACCCAAAACCTGAAGAAAAAAGTAATCCAGGATCTTTATTTAGTAGCAACTAATTAAATTCGTTTCAAACACTATTTTTACTATATAAATTATTTTATATAGTAAAATGGAAAACGTAACACGTATATCTGATCTACCAGATAATATGGGGGCTACTATGCCCCCTCCTACTCAAACAAATTCATTATCAGAGGGTACAGACACACATTATACACCTATTAATATACATCCAAACCCTTATGGTATATCCGACCAAAATCCTATTATGCCCAATCCAGAATTTACACCTCCTTCTGTTAATAACAAACCTTCTATTAATAATAATAATGGAAATCAACAAGGGTATGACATACCCCCTCCACAACAATTACCTTCTCGTGATATACCTTCAGACCCATCAGTTCTCTCTATGGACCCCCATATAACACCTAATTATATTCCTCCTACACAAAAAGAAGATTTTTTGGAAGATTTTGAAACATATGAAAAAGGTTTTGTTAAAGAAGAAAAGGAAGAACAAAAAAAGGATTTATTTGATATAATTATGAGTCATATTCAAATACCAGCATTATTATCAGTTATGTTTTATTTATTTAATACTGCTATTTTTAAACATTTATTATTATTTTATATTCCATATAAATATATTTATGATAGTGATGGTAACTTAGGAAAAACAGGCTATATTATTTTAAGTGTAGCATTTGGAATATCTTATTATTTAGTTGATTTATCTATTAATTATATTGGATCTATGTAAGTTATTTACATGCCATTGATTTAATAATTTTCTTTGTATATCATCATCATCACTATAATCATCATTATATTCTCTACATAACATTTCACTATGTTCTAAGCATTTACATTTACAATTCGTATTATTTTTTGTTCTACATATTATATTTTGATCAGGCCAATGGTAATAATCATAATATGGTGGACAATATCCATTAACGAATAAATACGGTGGTGGTTTTTTTACACTGTGATATTTACAACATTTACAATTGTATAACGTTTTATAAATCATCAATGCTTCATCCTTGTCTATTTCATCCGGCATATCAGAACCACAATCTATTCCGTAATAATTACAACGCATCATTGCAGATTTAAATAATATATCATTTTTATCATTATTGAATCTATCTGTCCATAACAATTCTTCTCTATAATCTAATATTTTATCTATAATTTCTATAGGAAAATTCATTTAAATATTTAAGAGATTTTAACAACAATATAATTTATTCAATTTTATATAAAATATATCCATTTTATATAATATGCCCAACGAAAAAAAAATAGAAGCAGAGGAAATACTTATTACAGGAACAGATACTAAATCATATATATTAGTGAAACCACGTGGTAAACATGGGTATAGAAGTGAGTGGACCTATTATCATAGAAAAAATAATAAAAATATAGTAGAAGGAGCAATAGAATCATGGGTTAAAAGTGGTAATGAAAGAAAGTTAAACGATGATGGTATAGATGTTACAGGTAATTATATATCCCCAATGGCATACGCAGAACATATTAGGAAATATTTAGAATCAAATGGTCTTCCATGGGGAAAAAACGACACCTATTATGTATTGAATAAACATAGTACCGAAATGGTAGGAGAAGGAGGATTACAAATTGTTGGTTTAAAACCTGTTGCGGATGGTGATAATCCTAGTACATTAAGAAAAAAAAGAACTATGAAAGATAAAGATACAATAGCTCCTACGGTAAAAAAACCTACACTTGCTCCACAATCTACATCATCGTTGTCATTGCCGCCACCACCACCTGCTCCAACTACATCATCATCTCTTCTAACTAATGCAAATAGTGGTATTTATCATATAAAACATCTTACTGAAAATAAAGCAGAATATGTACTTGATGGTAAATTTAATACAGTATATAATTTTGATGATTTTTTTAAATTTGAAACATTTGGTGGTATTTTACATGAAAAGTCAGCGAGAGGAGGATTTAAATTAATACCAATAGGATATATTGTAAGTAATGAGAAAGATGATTTACCAGGATTTAGAGAAGAATGGTCTAATCAAGGTATAATAGATATAATTCATGGAAGAGGGAAGTTTAAATTAAATGATAAAGTATATCCTCATGGCATAATTGTATTAAAGGAACAGTATCGTGTTCGTAATGAAGAAAAAGAAGGACGAGAATTAAACGAAAATCCCATTACATATAATGGGAAAACATATATCATAACTAAGTATCCTGACGAAGAAGATACTTATGCTGTATACACCAATGATGGTGAAAAATATATAGGTGAGATGTATAAACAAGGTAATAAATATAAAATAAATATTCAAGAATGGTCAGAAGGTTATGATAAAAAATTTGATGAAAGACATAGTGAATATCCATATGAAATTATAACAACATATCAAGAGAATGATACTGATATAGATATGTATAATAAAATGAAGACAGCAAATAATGCATTAACACAAGATCAAAGAGATAATGGTTGGATAGTTGGATGGGAACCTTCATCAAAAACAGCATACTATTTACACGAATATTTTAACACTATCGACGAATATGAAGGAAAAACTAATACAGAAACAAAATTGGATGCCTATGATATTATATATGAACCATTTGATGTTAACAGTTTACCAAATTATGATGGAATGATGAGTGGTCCATTACCTTCAAATAATTCTAAAAAGGCAGTAGCAGAAGCACCACAGCCAAGTGGTTGGACAAAGCATTTTTCAAAAAGCAAACAAAGATACTATTGGTTCAACAAGGAGACAGGTAAAAGCAGCTGGAATGAACCTACAAGTGGTGGTAAAAAGAATAGAAAATCTAAGAGAAAATTAAATAAGAAATCTAAGAGAAAGACAAAAAAGAACTAATAATTTAATTTTATAGAACTACATAAAATTAAGTAATTGCATAAAATTGAATCATTATAAATTTATTATACAGACAGTAAAAGACAAAAATGATTACTACATAAAATTAAGTAATTGCATAAAATTGAATCATTATAAATTTATTATACAGACAGAAAAAGACAAAAATAAGTAAAGCAATGATTCCCGAGCGGTCAAAGGGGACAGACTTAAGATCTGTTGCGTTAGCTTCGTGGGTTCGAATCCCACTCATTGCACCAGTATCCATAGCTCAGTTGGTTAGAGCATCGGTCTTATGAGCCGAAGGTCCAGGGTTCAAGCCCCTGTGGATACACACATAGCACGGTTTCCCGAGCGGTCAAAGGGGACAGACTTAAGATCTGTTGCGTTAGCTTCGTGGGTTCGAATCCCACATCGTGCACCAAGTAGCCATAGCTCAGTTGGTTAGAGCATCGGTCTTATGAGCCGAAGGTCCAGGGTTCAAGCCCCTGTGGTTACAGTTATGGGATATAATATAGTTCGCCTCCTCGTGGTGTGTCCTGGTTAATACTGAATGAACTAATAAAATTTATTTTGTATGTAATTTGTGTCCCATGTTATTACCTCAATGGGTTATTAACTGACAATGTAATCTTACGATTTAAGAGACTTCAGTGTCTTCATTGTTGTATAGTTATAGAGGTCCCTAACCATTACAGGGTGAGAGAAATGGGTGCTTCTACTTGGCACAAAGTGAGGTAAAGTAGTGTTGCTGCGTATTCTGTTAAGGTAAAACAGATAATACAGGAACAACGCGGATATATTTTAAATATATCATGCATATGGAACATAATGTGTTTGAAATATAATTAATACTGGCCATATTATTTATACGGAAAACCATTATGAACCAATGTAACGCGAGCCATTGTCAGTGTTTAGGTCTTCTTCACTGATTTAAAAATTAATTAATGGGATTATTGTAGTTTGAAATTTTAATTAACGGAAAACACATCAATCACAAAAAGATATAACTTTGGAGGGAAGGTTGAAAAAAGAAGATAAAGGGGACGCCCTTTTTTTATGTAATTATTATAAATTGCATAAAATTAAGTAATTGCATAAAATTGATTGAATATTATAAATTTCTGTCTGTGATAAAAATAAACAATGGAGGATAAAGTGGAATGTGCAATATGTTTGGAAACATACAATATTACCGATCACGTAACAAGGCTTATGTGTGGGCATAAGTTTTGTAGTAGGTGCATACTTCGATATATGTGGACACATGGTTTAGATACACAATGCCCAATGTGTCGTGCAAGTGTGTTTGGTGAAAGTGTGTTTGCATTAGATGATGTATCACCTACAACACATACAACAACTCAAAGCAGGGTTGATACATTGCAACAAGGAGACAACAACATAGATGCAGCAGTTGAGAGGAAGAGAGAAAAGAGAAGATTAGAGAGAATGAGGAAGCGTCAGCGTAAGCGTAGAGAACGTGGAGGAATTCCGTAAAAAGAAAATAAAAATTAGAAAATAGTTAGTAAAAAATAATATAAAGGATACGTGTTATATTATTTCGTAGGCGGCGCCAAAATTAGCGAAAAATAATTATATAATTATAAAGCTACATAAAATTGATTGGCGGTATTATATAAATAATACAGACAGATAATGGTAAGTAAAGGGCACGGATTCCCGAGCGGTCAAAGGGGCGAGACTTAAGATCTCGTGCAATAGCTTCGTGGGTTCGAATCCCACTTCGTGCAAATGCTTCTTTAGCTCAGTTGGTTAGAGCGTTGTTCTTATACGGCAGAAATTAATGCTCTCTTAGCAAAGCAAAGGTCGAGGGTTCAACCCCCTCAAGAAGCAGGTTGGGACATAAAATAGTTCGCCTCCACGTGGTGTGTCCTGGGTTAAAAGCTAAATGAACTAATTAGGGGAAATAATATTTTTTTATTTTATTATTACATTTCGCAGTATGTTTTAATAATATTATTACGGTTATTTCATATTTAATGTTAATGTAGGGTGGGGATTAACATATATTTTTATAGTCTTCCATAGCTCAGCTGGTTAGAGCGTGCGACTGTTAATCGCGAGGTCACAGGTTCGAACCCTGTTGGAAGAGTAAAAAGCACGGATGGCCGAGTGGTCTAAGGCGGTAGACTTAAGATCTACTATCTTCGGATGCGTGGGTTCGAACCCCACTCCGTGCAATGGGCTCTCATGGTGTAATGGTTATCACTCAAGACTTTGAATCTTGCGACCTGGGTTCGATTCCCAGTGAGAGCTTTTTTTTGGGGTATTAGCTCAAATGGTAGAGCGCGCGCTTAGCATGCGCGAGGTAGCAGGATCGATGCCTGCATACTCCATAAAATCCCATATAGTGTAATGGTTAACATATAGCCCTTTCAAGGCTGAGCTCCGGGTTCAATTCCCGGTATGGGAAATTTTATGTATTCGATTACATAAATACATAAAAATGAATTAAAAAATATAAAGAATAAAATGTAAAAATACAAAATGTATAGAAATACAAGAAAGAGTAAAATAATATCGGATAGAGAATATGATGCAATGGAAAAAGGGTATTCACAGAAAAAGAATAATAATATAGTAGTAATGAATAATAATATAGTATATTATTCAAAAGAAATGAAACCAAATCCAAGGGTAGCAAGTTTACCTTTTAAGTCAGGATTAGATTTTCAAATAAATAATGTATAAAAACATAAAAAATTACCTGTTTTTTTATGTTTTAGATAATAGAACGAATATTACTTTCAAAATATGTAATAAATGCAATAAAAACAGTAAGAAAGCACCAAATAGCGGCTTTTTCACCACCATATTGATAATTAGTCATAGGATTACCTTTAATATTTCTAGAATAATCATATATATAAAAGATTAATGTAACAAATATGATAGAAAAAATATTAATAAATCTAGATCTAGTAAATAATGCAGGAACAAACATTAAAATTTGCCATGGAAGCCATGATAAATAAGAAGGAGTATCATCAGTATGAAATCTATATCCAATATGATATTCACCCATATATCCAGTATTAATATGATGACAGAAATCATCATTTCTACCTCTAGGTTTGCAAGATTCTTGATTTTGAACATCAAATGTTTTCAAAATTGTAATATAATAGAGAGCAAAAACGAAACAAATTATAAATATAATATTCCAATACTGAAAATCAGGAGAGAAATGAGAAAATAAGATATTTACAAATAAAGGTTGAAATGCAATATGTATCCATGATAAAGAGGATAATAAGGACAACATATTATCATTACCTTGAAATCTATATAATAAACCTTGTAATATTTCTTTTACAGCAAAAAAAAGACAAACATATAATAATTTATATTTATTAGAATAAATACCGGCACTAGTTAATAGGATAGCATTAAAATAGGAATTTTTTTCTGAAAAACACATTATATATAATAATGTGTTTTTAATTTATTATAATAAATATAAATCAGCAACACTAGTAGGGTCATTAAGATAAAAATTGATTTCATCTTCAGTAATATGGTCTTCAAAACAATTAAAACAACAAGAAATATTATTATAATAGTAAGTCCTTCTACGTAAATTTCTATAACAAAAAGTACATCGCATTATTTATTATAGTACCATATAATTTCTAAATCCTTCTTTATTATTTTGATGAGTTTTACCTTGTAATTCATTAAGATTGATAACCCTATCTAAATGAGGTAAAATTTCCTTATCGTGTGTAATAACAATAACAGTTTTATGCTTACATTCGTTAATAATAAGTTTAATAACTTTAGTTCTAGTAACAGAATCAAGTCCAGCTAAAGGTTCATCAAAAACAATAATTTTACATTTTTTAGAAATACCTCTAATAATAGTAGTAACTTTTTGCATACCGAGAGATAAATTACCACCATTTATACCGACATTAGTATCATAACCATCAGATAATTCACTATAAATTTCATCAAGTTTATACATTTTTAATAATTGTTTAATTTCATTTTCAGATCTATTATTACCATATTTTAAATTAAACATAAGAGTATCATTAAATAAATTAGTTTTTTGATTAACGTAATTAACATTATCTCTAAGAGATTTTTTGGAAAATTGTGAAATATCTTGATTATCAATGAGTATAGAACCTTCATTAGGTATATGTAATTTAACAAGCATTTTAACTAATGTAGTTTTACCAGAACCAGAACGACCTAATATACCAATTTTTTCATTACTTTTAATATCTAAATTAAAATTTTTAAATAACCAATCTTCTTGAGTTTCATCATATTTAAATGAAATATTATCAAAAGATATACTATTAGTTTTAAAATTAGCATCAATTTTATCATTTTCAATAGCATTAAAAATTTCATTTAATTCAGTTTGTGAAGCAAGAACAATACCCATTTTATATATAATTTGATGAACAATACCCCAATTTAAATCCATAACATAGGATAAATAGTTACCTAATATAAGGATAACAGAAATACCAATACTAACATTAGTTTTTTTACTTTTAATATTATTGTATAAATAGTATAATGATATAGCATATGCAGCGACAGTAATAGATTGTGTAGATAAAATAGCAATATTTTCTAAATTCATAATTTCCTTAGTTAGTTTTTCATTATGTTTTTCAAGTTTAATATTTTTTTGTATAGTTTCATCATTTTCATTATTAATATAAACATTCATTAAATTATTAAAATTATTGGTAAGATTTTCACTAATTTCCTCTAAGAAATGATGTTCTTTCTTAATAACTAAATCAAGTAATGCAGAACCATATGATAACATAATAAAGGAACAAATAATAATAGAAAATAAAATAATGATACCAATATCTCTTTGATAAAATAATAAATAAATAACAATTAGTGTAGTAACAATACATTCAGGTAAAAACCGACTAAATGCATATTGGAAAGAATCACGTAAATTACGACTAAGTTCCATAATTCTAGCAATATATTCACCAGATTTAATATCTTTAAAATTACCACTATCATGTTTATGTATAGTACCTTCAAAGAATAAAGCTCTCACGTGTTGTAAATATTTTGGAGTAATAATAGCTTCACATTCACCTTTTAAATAATCAGTAATAATAACAATAAGCCATGATAAACAGATTAAAATTATTAATCCAGGAACATTCATTTTGTAAATATTTGTAAATATATCAAAAAAATTATTTTTAAAACCACTATTTTTAATACCATCAAATAATTTACCATATATATTTGGTTGGACGATACCTTCTACAGGAAATAAGAAAATAATAATAAGGATATAAATAAAAAAAGTAAAAGAATGTTGTTTAAAAAAATCAAGATATAGTTTGTGCCAGAAAACATTATCGGGAACTTTTTTGTTTTCTTCTAATTTTTCTTCTTGCTCTATTTTTTTATTTATATTTTTTTGAGAAGTCATTTATATAATAAAATAATATAATATAAATATCAATAATTCTAAATAAATTAACTAGGTTCAATAACTTCTATATCTTTTTTAAGGTCATTATCACTAATATATTTTTCATACATTGAGTTCGATTCTTTGTCCATATTTTCTCTATCTTCTTGTTGTTTTTTTAGTAATGACTCCATATCAGTAATAACATCTTGTTCATCTTTTTCAGCGAAATCAACATCTTCGGGAGGTTTTGGTGTAAGTAAATTACTATATTCAGTTTGTCTCTCTTGAAAGTTACGATTAACATCATCAGGTTTAGGTTGTAATGTTTGCGATTTTAAAAAGTTTTCATTACTAATTTTATCTTGTTGTTCTTTTAAAAATTTATTTTGTTTTTCATATTCTTGTTTGAGTAGTTTCTCTTCCTCTTCTTTTTTTTTATTGTATTCATTTATAAATTTGAGGTCATTTTTAATGTGTAAAATAAATTCTTTATTAATATTAATAATATCCTTAGGTTTAATATAAACATTATTATATTTTTCGTAATAAATAGAAACTGTCTGTTTGAACCAGTTTGATTTAAAATCTATATCCATATTAGAAATATATTTATTAGAATTAAATATATTCCATAATATTTCTTGATTTTCGTTAGATATAAATAATGTCATTATATTATTTATATGTTAGTATTTATATTTTTATTTCCTTAATGTTTTTCTTTTATTTTTTCTTTTTTTTAATCTTTTTGTTTTTTTCTGTTCGTTTCCTATTTTTGATTTTTTATGTTTTGACATCCTATTTTTCTTTGATTTTCTTCCACCACCATTAGTTGTTACAAACAGAGTACCATTAGTAATTAAATTCTCTCTCATGACATCATTAATTGGAATAGGTAAATTTTGTGTAGTTTTTATTACGTATTCTTTTAATATATCGTGAATTAATTTTTTTAAATCATCATCATTTAAGTTGTTGTGAAATACACGAAACTTTCTAAATTCTGTTGTTTTAGTATCAGCATCATTAGTGATATCATCACTATTTAAAATTTTATGCAAATATTTTAATCCTTTCTTAAATTTAGCAAGATCGTTTTGGATGTTCTCATTATTAATAGTAACAATAGTATCATGTTGAATATTTTCATCATCAATTCTAACCTTAAATATATCTTCCCCTTCCCAATAATTTTTATATTCATTTATATCGTGAAAATCTTCTATACCACGAAAAGCATTATTAATTCCCTCCATTCGTCTTTGATTAAGTCGTTGTTCCTCACGTTGACGTCTAATTAATTGACCATTCATTTCAATATCATCAAATGTATTAGACAATTGTTCAACTTCTGCTGTAGTAGGTGGAGTTCGCGTAATAAATGGATCGTTATTATTAATAGGTTGAACGTATTCTGGTTGTTGTATGATTAAACCTTCTACGATATCTCTAAGTGTTGGTTTTTCTTGTTTAGGAACATGACCACCTTTTTTTGTTTTTCTATTGGATTTTTTAGAACGACCACCTCTACTACCTAAAGCTTTATTATTATTATTTGCATTAGGTTGTGGTCCATTACTTGGTACAAATAACATTTGTTTCATAATATAAGTGTTAAATTCTTGAGGGTCTTTTTTATCTAAGTTTGGTTTTCCATGTTCATCATAAAAAGGTTTAACATCATTAAGAACGTGTTCTCTTAATTGTCTTAAATTTTCGTCAACTAATGCATATGGATTATTCCTAGGACCAACATTTTCAAATACAACTTTATGTAAATAGTTAGGTTTTCTTTCACCATAAAAAACAGGATCTGGATAAGATTTTCCATGAATATACATTCTAATACCTCTTGCTTCAGGATCATTTTCTAATTTATTTGGAATTGTTGCATTTTTATATGGATTACTCATAATTTATATTATATACATATATTTATTCATTAAAAATATATATATATTTATTCATTAAAATAAATACTTCTATGTTTAAATACAAATTGGTCAGGAATTCTTTTTTTTGTAAAATGAGAGATAAGTAAATCAGTATTATCAATATGTACATTATCAATTTTTTCAGTAACAAGTGTAACAATAAAATATAAAGAATACATTCCGCATTCACTATTACTTTGTTGATGCTCTAAATTATTTATTACATTTTTAAAATTGATATTATTTTTTTTTCCTTGACTATTAATAGTATTTATTAATTGTTTAACTTCTTTTGGAGGAGGATCACCATTACTATCAAAAAATAAAATAAAATTGCGTTTTAAATCAATAAATAAGGATACCCAATGAGTTCCTGGCTCACCTTGTTTTGCTAAATTAAATATTACACCAATTTTATTTACTTTATTAGTAATGTATTCTTTTATATTAAATTTACATAACTCTTTCCATACGCATGTATTTTTATCTTTAATATCAGGACTCATAAAGTTAATAGGCGTAGGACCTATAAATTTAAAATTTTTATTATCAAATTCATATTGTTTTAATACATCTAAAATATCAAAATTAGATAACCATTCATCAGGATTTTTCTTCCATTCTTTTGGTTGTTTTGGTGCATAAAACACTTCTAAAATATTTTTTTTAACTGTTTCATTTTTTATTTCATTTATCCAACACATCTCACTCTCACATTGAGGTTTATTTTTTTTAAGTTCTTCCCATATTTTTTGTGTATCCCTTTGTTTAATTTTATATTTATTGTTTTTATTGTAAGAATTTCTAAGTTTTAAAATAACATTTCTTGATAGACATGATTTATCATTAATTTTAACTTTTTCTGCATAAGGACTACATTTTTTAGATTTTAATGTTTTACCACCTTTAATTTTTTTATTTTTTCTAGAATATTTCTTGTTATTTTTCATATATATTAAAATAACATATTATCTTCTCTTAAATTCAAAACCAAATACATTTGGAATTATTTTTTTATTATCATCCATATTAACAAATATATTATTATCTTCTTCATCATCTTTAGAATCAGTGATTTTAGATAGTTCTACTTTTTTAACTATATTTTTTATATAATCATTAAAACTATTAATAATATCACTTCCATATAAATTAGTATTATTATCTAATAAATCATATGTAATTTTAATAATTTCTTTACGATGTATATTTTTAATTTCTTCTTCATATTTAATTTTTTCATATTTTTTTGTGTCATTTTTTCTTAAATAAGAAGAAAGAGCCTTTTTATTAGACATAAGATGTAATGTCATATCATCTAAACCATTATCAATAAAGTTATTAGAAACATCTCCCATATATATTAACTAAAAATAAATAAAAAAAATCAAACATATTATATAATGATTATAAAATCTTTAGTAAATCCTTATATAAAAGGATTACACTTAGGTACATATACATATTTATTTTCACATATATTAGATCATACAGTAAGTAAAGAAGATACATTAAATTTAATGAAAAAAACCCCTAATTTAATGAATGAATGTGCAACAAGTAATTTTATAAATTTAATAGGAATTACACCTATTTACTACATATTTGTAGATAATTTTTTAATAATAGATAAATCTATGGTACTTCAACCAAAAAAATTGCTAATGTTACTATTAATACATAATTTTTTATTTTTCATAGCTCATTTATCTTTTCATAAATTTCAATCACTTTTATATATACATAAATTTCATCATAAATTCAATAAACCAATTCCATCAAGTGGAAATGCAGTATCATTAGATGAATATAATATAGCATATGTATTACCATTTTTAATAGGAGCATATTTAATAAAACCAAATGATTTATCATTTAGATTAGCTATAGGAATAACAAGTTTTTTAAATGCATTAATACACTGCATACCATTATCAAATTATAGTATTGGAAAATTATTTATAAAACCAGGACACCATATAGAACATCATGAAAAATGGACTGTAAAATATGCTGCACCATTACTAAATATTGATTATATATTATTATCTATTATTGAGTATTTTAGAAAAGAAAGAGATTATAAATATATGGGGGCTAATATATAATTTTTTTATTTAGTTACTATATATAAACTATGATGAATTTTACTGGTATGGTTAAAAAATATGATGGACCTGGTGTATCACCTCAACAAACAGTTACAGGATTTAAAAATGCCGATGATGCTTTAACTAGAGATATATTAAGAGATAGTTGGAATAATAAAGCAGTTAAAGATACTCAAGGAGCTTATGGTAGAAGAATAGGTCCTTTTAGAGCAGCCTATAATTTAGGAGATTTCTTAGGTAGAAAAAATTATAAATGCGGTGCTAAAAACACTGATGGTAAATGTGATACTACAGGAATAGTAGGAGCTTCTGGTAATGTTAAATTTGTTGCAGATAGTTCTTTATATACTCGCTATAAACGCGAAGCAGCTACAACAAAAAATTATAATGATAAAGCCCTATAATTTACTTTATTTATAATTTATTATATAATATATATATAATGAATTTTACATTTAATGCAGCAGGAAACCCAAATATAAAACAGAATATTAACAATGCTATTCAAGATGGTGTTCATGCAATGCCTATGAAAGCAGGTGTTACTGACAATAGTGCGGATTTTTCAATTAATAGATATAAATATATTAGAACTATACCAGATAGACAAACATTACCTAATAAAAATGATGAATTACAAGTATATCAACAAAAAGTTCAAGATTCTCTTACTAAGAAATATTATTTAAATACAAATCGTGATTCTGCTTCTAGAATCGCGAATATGAGAAAGAAACAAGTTGGTACTGGTTCTTTAAATCCTCCTAGAGTTGTATATGATATTGCAGGTAATCCTAATTTAATCTCTATTAATAATCCTTTCTCTTTAATTGATACAAAAAATGTTAATGTTATAGATCAAGCAAGAAGAAGAGTTCGTTCAGGTGGTTCTGTTGTACCACCAAAGTTTCGTATTAATAAATCATAATATGATAATAATATATAATTATTATTATATAATGTACAATTATTTAGCTGAATTTTTAGGAGCATTAGTATTTATTTACTCTATAGTAGCAACAGGAAACCCTGTAATTATAGGTTTGACATTAACATTAGTTATTTTAGCAACATCTTCTATCTCTGGTGGTCATATTAACCCTGCTGTTACTATTGTAATGGCTTCAATTAATGAATTACCTATGTCTGATGTTATTCCATACTGTTTAGCCCAAATTTGTGGTGGTTTAACAGGCGTAGAAGTATATAAAAGGTTTAAACTCTAAAATTCTCTTGAATTTATAATTATACCTATACAAGTTCCTATAACAAATCCTGGATTTATTATATTATACTCAAAATTATTTCTTACTTTAAATGGAAAGAATACATATTCTAGTTTTTTATTTATTAATAACCACATATAATTTGTAGCTGCAACATAAATTAAACTTCCTGTCATTGCAGAATATATAAGCGCTTTGTTCATTTATTATTATAAATAAACAAATCTTTAATTGTTTTGTTAATATATATTAATGTATCATAAAAGAACAATTAAAAAATATAGAAAACCTCTACGTAAAACGAAATCAAAAATAGGAGGGAAACCTGTACGTAAAACTAGAAAAAACAGGGTATTATTACCAAAGTTAAGAAAAATAGATGATTCTATGAAAAAACATAAATATAAATTATCATATCCTACACTTAAACGTAAAATGGCTATAAATGAGGGTATTCGTAATGAAGTAAAAAAGAATAATAAAACGAGAAGACAAGCAGCTACTGCTAAAAAAGGAAGGTTTAATATTCTCCGTATCTATAGAAGAAATAATAATAAAAAACAATGTAAGTTAATTACAAAAGATATGCGTTATATTGATAAGAAATATGGTCTAAATAAGACTACTGACATTTGTTAATTTTTCCATTTTAAATAATCTTCAAATAAATTAACATAATTAGATATACTTTTAAATTCATCATCTTTATTACCTAATTTTAAATTCAGTTCAACTATATCCATATTTACAATATTTTTATCTCTTAATTTAGTTAATATTTTTTTAGTAGGTTTAAGTCTTAATCCATTACATACAGGTGTTCCTGTACAAGGAATTATAGTAGGATCTAAAGAATCAACATCAAATGATAAATGAACAGGGTCATTATCTATAAATTTATCAATAGTTTTCCAACATTTTTCAGGATTACTATTAATATTAGATGTTTTTATAGTTTTTATATTATGTTTTTTTATGATATCCTTTTCAAAAGGGTCTAAATCGCGTATTCCTATGTATAATATATTTTTAAATTGTAATTTTGGCCAATTAAATAAGAATTTTCTCTTATCTAATTTTGTTAAAAATGCTAAGGGCATTCCATGAAAGTTTTTTGTTTTAGAACTGTTTCTAGTATTTATATCAGCATGGGCGTCTATCCATATTACTTTTAAATTATTATACATCATTAAACTACTAGCAACTGTGGCGACTGACATAGAATGGTCTCCTCCTATATTTATTTTAGGTTCACTTATTTTTAAATTAGCATTATATAATTTATAAAAATCATTATTTATTAATCTTTTACATTTTATCATTTGCTTGTTATGTCCATCTAATAAATTATATAATGTTTTTGCAGTTTTATCAACACCTTTCACTTGTTGTCCTATGCGACTCGGAAAAAAAATTAAATTATTCATATATATAATATATTATTATACTATAACGTTTATATTATTTATTAATTCTCTTAATATGATTGGTAAAAACATTATAAGCATAGGTGTAAATAGTAGTATAAATTGTATAAATAATTGAAATTTTGTTCTTAATGTTTTTATCATATATGTATTTTCAAGTGTATAACCTAATTTTCTGTAATAATTTCTAACGCCTATACCAGATATTACAGCCATTTTTTCATATCCATTGTGCATTGATAATTTTTCTGCAATTTTCATAATTCGTTTTCCAATTCCACTATGTTGGACGTATTCTTGTTTTTCATTAGCAACTTCTCCATATACGTGTAGTTCTCTTAATAAACTACAATTTTTTAGTTCATCATATATACTATTATTTGATATCCTTAAACGTGCAAAACCATATATGATTCCAGATTCTTCAGTTGATTTATTATACCATTTTCCATCTAAATAATATGAATCTAATTTGTTACCACTTTCATAACTAATAAAATATTCTTTTCCACCAGATGAATTATAATTTCTTATTATAATTCTTCCATTTTTTTTCATCTCATTCTTGTTTTTTACTTCTCTACATCTTATACAACCACAAAATTTATTATTTTTATCTAGCTTATCTTTTAATATTTGTCTTAGATTTGTTACTTTATTACCAGCATATATGTATTTCTCTCCGTCTCTTGTATAATTTGGAATATCTCTTATTACACGATTTAATCTAATCCATGGATGTACTTTTTGTTTCATTTCATAAAGCATATTAATTAGATCTTCAGGATTTTTTTCAGTATATGGTATATATTTACCTTCATCATACCATTTTTTTATTTTTGTCCAAGGTACTGTTGCTGTAGGATATACTTTCCATTGATCAAATTGTAAATCTTCGCTTTTTAATATTTCATCAAACATCTTTTTGTCTATTTCTGGACTGCTTCCTGGTAAATCAGGCATCCAATGTGCATCCACTTTATAACAGTTATCTTTTAATAGTTTTAATGCTCGTTTTGTATCTTTTGTATAACATCCTCTATTTATTTTTTTTAATATTGTATCGTCTATATGTTGTACTCCTAGTTGCACTCTCGTACAACCTAAATATCTTAATCTTCTTATTTCATCTTCTGTTATTGAATCTGGTCGCATTTCTAATGTTATTCCTATTATTCTACAACTTTTCATCTCTTCATTTATTCGTTGTTCTTCTATTAAATTATATTTCTCTCTTTTAACTATTTCATAATATGTATTCGCGGCATAGAATACGTCTCTTATATACTCTTCTTGATATTCTTTTGGATATTCTGTCCATGTCCCTCCTAGTATTATAATTTCTAATTTATCTACTATATGTCCATTTACTATATATTGATATGCTCTATCATTGAATTGTTTAATTGCATCATAATCATTTTGTAATGCACGTGCTACTGCTGGTTCATCGCTTAAATAACTTCTAGGATTTATATCCTTTCCATTTTTATCTACTTCTTTTGGACAATAAAAACAATCATGCTTACAACTAAATGATTGAGTCTTTTTATTCCCATCCTTATCTATATAATTAGGATATGGACTTGTTAATATTGATACTACTATTACACCCGATTGACTACGCATTCCTTTTCCTTTGGATTCTTTTCTTACAAAATTATTATTTTTTATCAAATTTTTCTCCAATAGTTTATCATAAATATAATTAATTGTTGGTTTTGATGGAGATATATGGTATTTTTTTCTTAATTCTTTTGTTTTCTCTCTATATTCATTATTATTTTTATATTCATATGAACATAGTTCTTTTACATATGGAATTGTATTCTCATCTATATCTTTCAATAGATTAAATTCCTTAGTTGTTTTTAGCAAATCTTCTATGTCTGTCATTATTTGAAAAATATACTATTCATAATATTAATTCAATTTTATAATATTTTATCACTATATTTTATATGAAATTAACAAAAAAATATAGAACAATTAAAAATAAAACAAAAAAAGGTGGAACTAGATCTAATAAAAATCAATCTAACCGAGCAGTAAAAGCAACAAAACCACCAAAAAAACAATGGTCAAGGAAAATTCCTCCTCCTAAAGGTAAACAAAATTCTGTTCATTATGTAAATATAGCCAAACATATAGCACTACTTATGACTAATAACGAGGAAATTGGAGTTATTCGAACAACATTAAATAAACATTTTGGTAATTCGGAAAAATGTAGAAAATTTTTTAGTAGTAGTCCAGATACAGAATGTAGAAATGCAAGAGATTTAAATTTGAACCACGAAGATAATGCTTGTAATGGTTACTTAACTATTAGACAGAGAAATGACTACAACCAATACTTTAATGCTAACAATTTTGATATTAGACAGGAAAGAGATATAGGTATTATAGTCAATGACCAACAATTACGATCAAATAAAAATAAAAATGAAGTGGGTATTTGGGGTAGTTGGTATAATGAGAAAAAAAAAAAAGAAGAAGAAGGATACAAAATAGGATGGGTAGAAATAGGAAAATGTTGGTTATGTGGTAATGATGTGATTTTTTATTGTGATGGAACGAATCAAACACAAGGCGGACAATGCGAACATATTGGTGCTATAACCGCTTCATTATTAGCTGGTATGTTATACAAACAAAATTTTAAATGGTTAGTTTATAATTATGGTAATTCTCATACTCATTGTAATCAACAAAAAAGTGATAATATTAGTATGGATTATAACTACAACGAAGGAACTGGAGAAGTCACCTGGAATTATGATAACTATAAAACAGAAAAAATATGTAAAGATATTTTAAATGGAAACCCTCATGCAACGGAATATGATCCTTACCAAGAAGATTGGATAAAAACAATTAAAGGGAAAAAAACTGAAATAAACGCAATGAAAGAACGTATAAAAGCAAAAACAGAAGCTTGGTGTACCAAAGCAAATGAAATAACTAATTCTGACAATATAAAAAAAGTAATAACCGATTACAATAATTGGTATGAGCATAATAGGAATAAATTACAGGGTCTCGGTCTTGCAAATAAAAACGACCTGAGTATGGATGATGAAAATATAAATAATGTTAGAAAAAAGGCAAAAATATTTGTAAAAGATAATATAGAATTATTAATAAATGAGGCATTTAAAAATAAAAAGAAAACAAGAGGCGGAAGTATAAGATTATCTAGACGTATAAATCCAGAACAATGTATTAAACTACATTTCAAAAAAGATGCAATTTTTCGTTTTTTTGCGGAAAATTTAAGAAATTCTATTAATACTGAATTAGAAGTTACTGATAGCGACTTTGACTTTGAAGACCCTGATCCAATAGACCCACCACCAGAAGCTGAAGCTACCGAAGCTACCGAAGCTACCGAAGCTACCGAAGCTACCGAAGCTACCGAAGCTACCAAAACCGAAGCCGAAGCCGAAGCCGAAGCCGAAGCCGAAGCCACCAAAGCCGAAGCCACCAAAGCCGAAGCCGAAGCCACCGAAGCCGAAGCCACCAAAGCCGAAGCCACCAAAGCCGAAGCCACCAAAGCCGAAGCCACCAAAGCCGAAGCCGAAGCCACCAAAGCCGAAGAAGCCGAAGAAGCCGAAGAAGCCGAAGAAGACAAATCAATTTCCACACCCACACCACCGTCTTCTCTAAATAATCAGCAAGATGATTCATTTAGATCACCAGTTCCAACAAAACGAAAGAACCAAAGTAGTAC